GGTTTTTGCATATTTTCATATTCTTTTCCACGAGACAAACCGATACGAATATCAAACGGTCCAACTCTTCTTCCTTGTCTAAAAATTGCCATTAGATTGCTAACCTTCTACTATCTGCAAATACTCTACTCTCACTAGCCTTTTGAAATTGTGCAACAGGCATAAGAACCGCAGGTAAGTAATCTGTTTCGTCTAGTCTTAAAAAGCCAGACTTAAACTTACTTGTTAAATATCTTTTGATACAAGGTTTAATTAATTTAATTCTTTTGAGTGAAGAGTAATCACCTTCAAAATTTCTTGCATCAAGTCTTTCTAATAATTGTATTCTCAACGGCTGTGGTAAGTAATGAAAATTAATTCCAAGAAATCCATCAGTATATCTCTCAATAGGTAACACTAATGGAAACCTATCATAATAAGGTAGTTCTCTTTTGAATTTAGGATCGTAAAAAAACATTTGCAATTCGTTCATACGAGGTCGTGTTCTAACTTTACCACCTCTCAACAATTTACTTGCTGATATACGGTTTCCTAAATCTCTAATTTTAGTTCGGTACCAGTTAATAGATTTATCTCTATCACCTGCTGCTTTTCTAATATCATCGAATACACTAGCCATACGACTATTTATATGGTGATAGGAAATCTTCTGTTAGTATCTGAAACTCAAAACCTCTCTTTTTACAATATCTTTCAGCTGCATCCCACTTTGCTCTGTTCTTAATATACTCTAAAACATCGTTCTTCCACACCTTAGTCTTTCTTTTAGGGTTTTTTGGTGGTGGTTTAGTGTACTTTTTTGGTTTGACTTCTATCACTTTTTGTGTTATAATATTATTATTGTTTCGATATTTTATCCAAAAGTCAGGAAAATATCTTGACATGCCACCAGTTATTGGATTATTATATGCTATGCAAAACTCTTCCGACTTCCATTCCATAATATTTGGGTTAGTGTCTAAATACACCATGACACGCCTTTCCCATAAACTTCTATAGATTATGTTAGACGGATCACCCTTATATTTTTTTGGGTTAGATGGTTTATATCTTCCTTTGTAGCTTCTGGTTCTCATCATAAATAGTAAGTATGAAAGCAATAGTAGACCTGATGTTAAGAAACGCTTCACACTCTAGAGTGGGTAAGCCAAGAAACACAACATCTCAAATATACAAGTCAAAACAAGAACCTGGTGACAATCAAACCTTTTCATCTTTAGAAAGAGGTGATGAATATAACCTAGGTACAATACAATATCCATTAGACTTGGGTAGTAATGAAAATGGTCACTACATGCTATTCTATATTTATGAACAGACACAAAGCAAGTATGCAGGCAGTCAAGTTACCTCAAGAGTCAATGAAGGAACTGATAAAGAGAGAGCAGTTCGTTCAGCAAAAGAGGTAGGTGTTCAATATTCTGCAAAGAAAGATTTTTCTGAGCCAACACTAAACCCTAGGTCAACTGAAAGAACAATGTCAGGTGCAGCTAAGACTACTGGCCAGACAATGAAAAGAACCAAAGATGCGATAGCATTATATATGCCACCTAGTATTCAAGCTTCATATACGATTGGATATAGAGATGAGGAAACAGGTATAGCAGGTAACATTGGAAGACAGATGGTTGCAACTGGTGGTGACATATTGAAAACACTAGGTAGTGAAAATTTATTTGATCAAGTTACAAATCAATTAAAAGATACATTCACAGTAAAACTAATTGGTGCCGCAACTGATTTAGTAGGAATGGGTAATGCTGAACAAGTATACAGAAAAGCAACAGCAAGAGCATTAGACCCTAACCTAGAAGCAATATTTGAACGAGTAAATCAAAGAACATTTAATTTTAACTTCTCTTTCTTTCCAAAGTCGCAAGAAGAAGTAGAGGTTATAGATAAGATAATCAAGTTATTTAAGTTTCATGCGCATCCTGAAAGACCAGTAGATCCTAAATTAGGTAGATACTTAATCTTTCCATCAGAATTTGAGATGCACTATATGTATCAAGGTGTAGAGAATGCATGGTACCCGATGATAAGTGGCTGTACGCTAAGATCAATTAGTGTGACATACGGTAATGAACATCAAACTATGCGACCAATACCATCAGGTGGTGATGGTGCTTCACCTCCACCTCAAAGAACTAACTTATCACTATCATTCCAAGAGAATGAGATTATGACAAAAGAGAAAATTTTAGAAGGATTTTAATGTATTTTCAAACATATCCTACATACGAATACGATTTATCGAATACAGGTAACCGTAAATTAGTCACAGACATTATGCGTAGGGTGTCACTGCGCAATAATATTAAGTTAAACACACTAGTTATGGATAGTTATGATATAAGAGATGGTGATACACCAGAGATAGTAGCTGCAAAATATTATGGAGACCCTAAATATCACTTTGTAGTTTTACTTGTGAATGGATTTACAAATAGATTTGACTTTCCTATACCTCAACGATCACTAAATGATTTTATTACAGAAAAGTATGGTGCAGGTAATGAGGATAGTGTCCATCATCATGAGGTTGCTCAGTCGAGTGGTGACACTACAATTAAACTGATAGTGTCAAGTGATACTACAGGTGCGATAGCAGTTACAAATAGAGAACACGAACAAAACGAACAGGATAATAAAAGAAGAATAAAACTACTGGATAGAGTATATCTGCGTCAGTTTGTAGAAGAATTTGATAGATTAATTAGGAAACAGTAATGAGTGAAGGCAATAGCCAGTTCGAGTCAACACATTTTGCAGGTGATTATCGACTAGGTAAAGTAGAAATACTTACATCATCAGGTAAAAAAATAGATATGTCAAACCTTGTGGTTGAGATGAATATCTACGAGTCTATATTCAGGCCAAACATGGAAGGCAATCTAGTTATACTAGACTCACATAACCATATAGATAATCTACCAATCATAGGACAAGAGCAAATCAGTTTCAAGTTACATCGTCCTGGTGTCAACATGGAATCAATAGATTTCGAAACACACCGTGGCCGTATATACAAAGTCGATAGTATTGTCAAGACAAGAGAGCGTGAGAAATCATACATGGTACACTTCACAACAACTGATGCATACCGTGATGCGCATACAAAAGTGTCACGAGCATATACAGGTAACATAAGTGACATTTGTAGCAAGATACTGAAGAATGACTTAGGTGTAAAGAAGTCAATCGCAACAGAATTAGCAGCTGAATCAACAAAATATGTAGGTGTATTCAAAAGGCCATATGAAGTTATAAATCAACTCATTAAGAAAGCAACATCACCACGACATGGACATGGATTCTTATTCTTTGAAAATCATCGTGGATATAACATACGATCACTAGGTAGTTTAACACATACACAAGACGGTAAACCTAAACTACCTGTTGCACAATTCAATGAGGGATTAGTCGATAGAGAGGGTGGAATCAAAGACATTGAATTAGACATGAAAACAATGAGGAGTGTTCAAATCAAGAATACACACGACACTAATGCCGATTTAAGAGCCGGTGGACTAGCCATAAAACACTATATACACGACACATATAAGAAGAGTGTATCAACAACTTCATACAACTATCTAAAGGAGTATGACGATGAGAAACACACAGACGAAGACTCTAATCCACTATACTCACAAACATTTGAAGACATCAACACAAAGAAGTCACTATCGGATTACGATGAGTCACGAATTATGGTGTCACCTAACTCACTTAACCTACATAGTGATATGACTACAACTCACAATGTAAACAAGAGTCGAAACCATGCAAGAAGAATTATGTACGATACACTCAAATTATCAGCAGTCGTTGCAGGACATAGTGAGATTGCAGCTGGTGATGTAGTCGAATTACTGATTAACGCAAGGCAACCTGTCGAAAAAGAAGGAGATACAGTAGAAAGCAAGAAGCTATCAGGACGATGGCTCGTAAACAGTTTAGTACACACAGTTACAAAGAACGAGTATACAATTACAATGGATTGTTCGAAGGACTCGGTAGCACAACCCTACGACTCACTAGACGAGAGTATAGACTCTATGTTTAGCCCTTCGAATGAAACCTCACAGAATACTACGATAGACTAGGAGTTAAAGATTTTTTTATGCCACGATATTTTCACGAAGAATTAGAGAAACAGCAAGAAGAATTAGCACTATCTCTCCAAGAGTCTAGACGAGCAAAAGCCGAGAGAACACAACGAGAGATGAATAAACACATAGTATACTCTTCTAACGGTAGTGCAACGCAACTACAGTTTCCGTTTATTGATAACGAGAAAGATGAACTGGAAGATGAACGAGGAGTTAACCATGGGAGAACAACATGAGCAAATGTACTTGTAAACGATCACCTACTGGACAATGTATCGGATGGCACCGATTAACACAAGAACAATATGAAGAAAAGAAACGACAATACGAGGTACTCAACTTTGCACTAAAAGAAGATAAGAAGAAGAATGCACGATAATAAGATGACAAAGATACACGATAAGTGTGGTACACCTGATTGCTGCGGAGATTGTAACGAGAGTATCGTCTATACACGACAAGTATTCTGTGCTGACGGACACCCTCATGTATACTACTACATAGATGAAGAAAGCAATACTGCGCAGTGTGGTTACTGTAATCGTGTCTGGAGATATGTAGAAGCTAGTTCTACGAAAAAGGACGATTAAATAGTATAGCGTAGTGGACTGAACTAACAAGTTATGGGAGAAAAATTTTAATGGTTGAACAGATTTTCATGGGGAAAGATGGATTTCATTGGTTTATCGGCGTTGTCGAAGACCGTAATGATCCACTACAAGTAGGCCGTGTTCGAGTCAGAGCCGTAGGGTATCATACAGAAAACAAAACCATTCTACCTACAGAGGATTTGCCTTGGGCTACGGTTATGACTTCTACTGAATCCTCAGGTATGTCAGGACTAGGCACTACACCTCACTTTCTGGTACTAGGAACTCACATCGTAGGGTTCTTTAGGGATGTGGACTGTCAGGAGCCGGTCATTCTTGGGGCCCTGCCGGGAGCACCTGGACAGTACGGTAATCCTAATGTTGGCTTTGCAGATCCTACACGAAGAAGCGAGGACACGAGTGAAGTGGACTATAATCGTTCATACTATCCGAAGACACCAGAAGAGAGTGACATCAATGAACTGGCCCGTGGTGTATTAACTGCGACCAATCCGAACTTTCGAGAAGGCACCCGTCATGTAGATGTTGCAGCGGCCGGCCGTGACCAGTTTACTGTATCTACTGTGAACGAAGACCTCACTATCGATGCGGTTACATTCAATACATTCTCTGAGCCGCGTGTGGCCAATAGTGACAATACAATTAGTGGTACATACAAGCCGACCTATCCACTCAATCATGTATACGAAACAGAAACCGGCCACCTTCTAGAGTTTGACGATACGCCAGACCACGCTCGTATCAACATCTTTCACAATAGTGGAACATACATGGAACTATCGAAGAACGGAACCAGAGTGAACCATACGGCCGGTGATGAACACAACACTGCACTCAATCGTTTCACCAACATCAAAGACAATGAAACACTTACGGTCAATGGATCGATGAAGATACTAGTCAATACAGATAGAATAGAAGGCCAGAACTTTGACATACAGATAGATGACGGAGCCAACCTAAACATACAAGTAGATAACGGTGCCGCCAACATTGTCGTCAAGGGTAATGTAAACCTTAAGGCCGACGGTGACCTTAACGCTAACGCGGCCAACATATCATTGAATAGTGAGGGTAAGTTTAACATGATAGCAGGGAGTGACATCAAGATAAGTGGTGCATCAGTAGACATAGACGGAACACCAATCGACCTTAACTAGAAAAGGCTATGTTTAAATTTTTAAAACTTTTTCTAATCTATAAATGTAATAAAAGATGTTAGGAATA